GTAACAATAGATGTAATAGATAGAAATAATAAATAGATATTGCGAAATGAAAATATTTTTTGAGAAAAAACATTTAAAAATTTCCCAGTGGGGATCTTTAAGGTGTAAATTTTTGTAAGATTATTATGAATATTAAGAATAAAATCGATAGTGGTATAGTCCTCAAGAAAGCGACTAAGAAAAAAGAGTATGTTCACAACTTCAATCATGCTGTTTTTTTAACAGGCAGAGCCGTCCAAGAATTAATAAATGCGGAGCAAGCTCATCAGCATATTGTAGACTTTGAATACGGTGGTAACTATGTTTTGAAAGAGACAGCCGAGCTTATAAAATTCAAGAAAGGTGATTTGGCGGTTTATAGTTACATTCTTCAGCATGTGGCCAATAAGTGTTTTACGATGCTTACCCATTATGAAATTGGTGAAGCTCTTGAATTTTCTACAATAAACAGCGGTACTAAAAAAGAATGCCCCAAAGTTAGTAAGGCCATTGGGCGTTTGTGTGATACAGGCTATTTGATTAACCTTAAAAGCATTAGAGGCGGCAAGATGATACCATTAGTCCGATGGGATAACAAAGAGGTGCAAACAACTCCTAGCGATGGTTTTGAGATATATTTAAACGAAGATGAGCAAGCGTTAGCATATTCTCGCCAATCTCAAGCCACCGTAAGAATGGCCAATAGAGCGAAAGAGGAGATAAGGTACCAAAAGAAACTTGAGGAGAATAAGAAGAAACCGTTTTAAAATACTTTTTTGAGTAAAATTTAGAAATAATTTCCCAACTTAGGTTGAGATGTGTAACTCTATATATGCAGAGTTATAACATTAACGATGAGGCCATATCGACCCTTGACAATAGTATTGTTGATCCTTGTGTCCGAATTGGGCCAGCTGGGAATTGCAAGAAGTTTTGGAGAATTGTAGCTAGTTATTGATATGAAAAAGGAGATGAAGTCGAGTGGGAGGAACCATCATGGTGCTTTAGATTCTCCTTTGCTATTCCAGTAATCTTCTTTCATCAAACTACCGTTATTGTAGGTTTTCCTATACTTCAATTGTTCGCTGTCTTCGAATGTTGCTGTCCATTCCCCGTGCTTCTCTCCTTCGGCATAATTACCCTTTTCGATTCCGACACCCCACCCATTAAAGACAGGATAAGAAATATATTGCCCGTGAAGTATACCTTCCTTGTAGTTCTTCGTTTCAGTACGGGAAATTGACCATGGCGATAGGTAAGGAAAATCTTCGCCTGCTGTGTATTTTGAGACCGCCCATGCACGCCATCTTTTATGTTCCCCATGTTTAACGCCATCTTTGTATTCTAATACCTCAGCATAACTTCTGGAATCCTCTAACTCGTCCAAGAAACCCATCCATCGCCCATGTTTTTTTCCATTAAAGAGTTCACCACGAGAATAATACGGCACGTATGCGTCCCAAAAGCTCTTCATTTGCTCTACATAATGAACAAAACCTGATAATAAAGGTTCCTCGGAGTTTGGCACATAGAAAAATCCATCACTTCTTAAACTAACCTTGGTAAAAGATTGAGGATAATCATCTTCAAAGTAGTTCTTTGTACTAAGATCAACTGATTCTTCGGTATCGTTTGATAACAAATTTTCTACATCTCTTTCGGCAGGGCTTTCACAGCCCAGTAAAAATAGACACAAAATTATAGTTATCCAACTGCTCATATAACCTTTACAATTTTAAATAAAACTAAATGTCAAGAGAATCATAGATAAGGAAATCTAAGCGGGCATAAAATTAGTTCTGCTTGGCAAATTCATTATTGTTAATTCAAAGTGGTAATACTTTGATAAGAATCACCGTTTTAGACTTATACAGTTATCTAGGCATTTACGATGAAGAATTAATTTAAGATAGACCATGTTGTAAAAATGGAAAGCTAAGTAGAAGTAGTAAAGTAATTAAAATTACTAAATATTTTAGAAAAAGTATGGGTCAAAACTTATAATATAAGTAACGAGGCATTAAGCCTTGATAACCTACCAGATGAGTACAGAGAAATATTTAAACGAGATTAGCGGTAAGAATATATCTTATACCGATAGCATTGATTATAGTAATAGTCATGCCAAAGAAACAGAGAGTAGTGAACCTAAACTAAACTCCAGCCTTGATGAGGTTCTGATTAGATTCGGCTTTAATGATGATATCACAGAAGAACTACATAGTGAGCTGTCAGAGTTTATCGAAAATGAAGTACGACTATCTTGTATCGAGTTTATCAAGAGACTAATACAAAAACTTAATGGCACTAAGTTTGGCTGGTGCTTCTTAAAAGCCATGGGCTATGAGGCTGAGGGTCTTAGCTACAGTAAAGCTGGCAAACAGCTATTTAATTGTAGTGGTCAATACCTACACAAGTTAGTCAACAGTATCGCCAGCACATTAGACATAGAGCCTATCGCCAGTCTTACAATGATTCGTAAGTACAGTCGCAATATGAAAGTGAAATGCAGTGACGACTATTATACAATGGCTGAAGCAGAACGGTACTTAGGTGTCAGCTCTCGTAAGCTTAAACAATTAATAGAAGAGAATAACATTACTGTTAAGGGCTGGATTCGTAATTCAAAATTAGTGCACATTGATAGCCTCACATTATTAGAGAGTAAAATATCAGAATGAAATTAAATAAAATTGTTTTAAATAAAAGTATACAAACTTTACAGCATCTATCTGAATACACAGGTGACCGTGGGCGAGCTTTTTACAATCTCGCAAAAAATAGTAAAGCATAGCCTTTAAGTATGACCCAAAAAGAATTAGCTGAGAAATTAGATATAGGGCTCTCTACATTAAAGAAATACCGAGGCTTAGGCATGGACATATCAGAGGGTATCGAAAGCTGTAAGAAGTGGCTTACCGAGCACTCAGCCCTATCTGGTAAAGGCGGTGGCTTAGATGTCGCTGGTCATACCTTTACCGCTCAAGAGGTAATCGATATCAAAGCCAGATATTATCTAGCACTACAAGATAAGACACAAAGCCAAGCTAAGCTAAATGAATTAAAATTAAAAATAGAAAAAAGAGAATTATTACCAGCCTCAGAATTAGAGGCCGCACTTGATAAAATACTAAAGCCATTAAAACAAAGCTTAGATAATATGGCATATAAAATATGTGGCGACTGTAATACAAATAATCCAGAGCAAGCAAAGCAAGTAATAGAAAATGAAATACAATTAATTTATAAAAATTTACAAGCCAGTATAAATGAAAACACTGACTGATAAAGCCCTCGAAATATTTACACCTAAAGGTGCTCAGACTGTGAGCGAGTGGGCTAGTGAGAATATCGTTATACCATCCAGTATCAGTAACTTTGGCGGTAGATATCAGAATATAAATAAGTACACTGAAGAGCCCTTGAATCGAGCTGGCGAGATAGGCTGTGAAAGGCTTGTGCTTTGTTATGGCACTCAGTGCAGTAAAACGATTAGCCAAGCTCTTATCTTACTACATTCAGTGGCGACTAATCCCAGACCAAGCATGGTGGTATTTCCAAGTGCCGACTTAGGTAGGCGGTACAGTATTGATCGACTACAAAAGATTATAGAAGCAAGCCCATCACTGCATGAGTACTTACCTGAGAGCGGTGATGATTATACGAATATGAATATGAGGCTCAAGCCATGTACCATAAGTATAGTAGGTGCTGGTGTGCCTAGTAGTTTATCGTCAGCATCGATAGGCTGTCTGATTGTCGATGAGGTAGACCAGTTGCCTGATAGTCATACCAATACAAATGGCTCGCTGAGTCTTTGTTTACAGCGCACAAAAATGTATGGTCATAATGCTACAACTGTATTGGCCAGCACACCAACTTGTGCCAGCGAAAGTGGTGAGACTATTTGGGATCAATTCTTACTTACCGATCAAAGATATTACGAAATACCGTGTTTAGAATGTGGTGCTTTGAATAAAGTACACTTTTCTGATACCTCTAAATTTCATGTGGTTTTTGACACCTCAAAGGATGAGCAAGGCATTATCGATGTTAAGACCGCTATGGATACTGCTAGGCTTAAATGTCCAGCTTGCGGTAGCACATTTAACGATAGTCAAAAGCACTCAATGATAAATGATGATCGAGCTAAATGGGTAAGTAATAATCCTAACGGCTATAAGGGCTGGTACGGTTATAATGCTCATACTCTTTTAAATAGCATGGTCACCATGGCTGAGGGTGTACGATTATTTCTTGCAAGCAAAGAGAGCACTAACCAGCTACAGTCATTCATAAACAACTACTGTGCTGAACCCTACATACATACCGTAGACGATGCACCTAATCCTATCGACCTCGACAATATCCAGAGTGAATATGAGCAAGGTGCAATCATTAAAGATGCACTCTATTTTGTGGCTTGTGATGTACAGATGCTATACATACCAGCGGTAGTCATTGCACAGACACCAGATGGCACACAGCACCTAGTAGACTGGCAAGAGTGCGGTGGCTTTAATGATGTCGCTGAGCTACAAAGAAAATACAATGCTGAGCAAGTTATTATCGATGCTGGTTACAACAGCAAGGTAGTTTATAAAGAGTGCCATGATCGAGGCTGGATACCTTGTCGAGGCTTTGCACAGATGCAAGTTTTCTATGACTTTGTTAATTTAGATATCGAGCAAGGAAAGGCTAGCAAGTACAGCCGTAAAAGAGTGTATCAGATGAATATCAATAAAGAGCATTATGCTAGAGAATTTTTTCGACATCGCTCTGGCTTTACTGGTGCTTTCTATATTTACAAAAATGCACCTTACGAACTAAAGAGACAGCTTTGCAGTGAGGTAGAAGTAAGTAGAACCAATAAGCAAACTGGGCGAGAGCAATTTAGCTTTAGACAAATATACAAAAATAATCATGCACTTGATGCTGTAGTTTATGCTCAAGCTTTCATCGATTATTTTAAGGGTCATAACATAACTAAACAAAAGGCCGCAGGAAAAAGAAAGCCGATAAATGAGCGGATACAGAGCGAGGGTGATGAGTTGACCTTTTAAATATGATGGTCGGTGCTACAGTTGAAAAAGTAAATTTCGGTATGATGATGGAGCAGTTACAGAAAATTACTGGCATGAGCTTTAAGCAAATAGTACGAGCTCAAGCTAAGTTGATTCTTAATCATGCAGTCAAGCATACACCTAAAGCGAGTGTCGCTAAGATTGTAGACCGCTACTACCCTTATGGCTTAACATATCGCAAGGCGACTGGAGGTAATGAAATTAGCACACTCAAAGAGAGTGGCATTACTTATCCTTTATCTGATCAAGAGGGTCACCGCTGGTATTATCCTAACAAGATATGGCGAAAGATTATGAGACAGACCAAAGAGAGTGTCACAAAGCGAATAGAGAAAAGAGGATTACAAGCCAGTCAATTCTACTTAATGGGTCGAGCTGTTGGTATCGATGTCAAGGCACAGAAATTTATTATTAAAGCTAGCAAGCATATCGCTGGCACATCAAGAGGCTCTCAAAAAGGTAGACTTGATTATGAGCTGATATTAAAAAGTGTGGGTGTAAAAGCTAATGGTAGTGGTAATGCAAAATTTGCTTTAGCTGGAGCAATACAAGCAAGAAAAGAACATTACAAAATAGCTATCGAAAAGGGTGTGATGAAAAAGTTAGGCTCAGTGAAGAGTCAGTTTGGTCTAAAGTAAAGTTGTCCAGGCAACGCCTGGACGACTGAACGGTTGATACCATGAGCTTTGGTGTGAGCCATATAACCACACCTACAGAGCCCAGTGATGACGAAAAATATTTACAGTTTTTATCTGATCGCATCGAAAGATTAAAAGCTACTCTTGCTAGAGTAGAAACAATTGGCTTAGCCAGCTCTACAAGTGTGGGGCAAAGTAAAACTTATGTTAATGCCAGAGAGGTAGAGAAACAGCTTTACCGTACTATGGCTGAGTACGATGCAATGAAAGCTAGAGCTAGTGGCTATACATATGATCCTACCATTAAAAGCATTATCGTAAAAGACGGCTATGATATTTAACGATAAAGGTGAGCCAGTTAAAATGGGCTACGATGGTGCTGAGAGTGTAAGCCGACATCGTAATTGGCTTAATAATAATAGCCCAGTCGATCACAGCGAAGAGCAAGTATTAGACTTTCATAAACGAAATACTTTAGTAGCTCATCTGTACGACCTATACCGATCAGATACTATCTGTTATGCCATTGTTGAGGCAATGGTTACAAATATTTCAACTCCTAGGCTAATCAGTCAGACTGGTAACGATGAATATGATGAAAAGAGAGAAAAGCTTTTTAATCGATTCTTTCTTAATTGTGAGGTTAGCGGTCTGAGCATTGCTGAAGTAATACGGCTAATCATCAGAGAGCTGTGCCTAGCTGGTGAGTGCTTTATATTGCTTGGCTCTAAAAAATTACAGATGATCGAGGGTAATAGAATAGCCACCGACCCAAAGAACAAAAAGAAACAAGAGGTAGAGGGTGTTGTGCTAAACAGCGAAGGCACACCCACTAGCTATCGTATCTGTGGCTTTGATAAAAACGGAAGGCTTGATGTCAAAAACGGTAAATATGTCAGTGCTCGTAATTGCATACACATCGCTCACCGTACTCGTATAAATTCTATAAGAGGCATACCACTCATGGCATCATGTGTAAGCCATTTAAAAGATATTTCTGAGCTGATTAAAGCCAGTGTAAACAAGGCTAAGGTAAGTAGCTTGCTTACAGCTTTCGTAAAGAGTGAGACTAACTTCCACCAGATGCACAATGTTAACGGCTATGACGAGCCATTACGGTCATCGCATACTAGCTTGAAAACTGGATCCATTTGCTACCTAGAACCTAACGAAAGTATAGAAATTTTAAAGGGTGGCGATATCGGTAATATGGATGCCTTCGTCCGAGAAAGAGTAGCGGATTGCCTCAGTACTTTAGGGCTATCATTAGAATGCCTTAGAAGCTACTCGAACTCCAGCTATGCTAGCAGTCGAGCCACTCGCTCTATGCTTGCTCATAAATTTAATGAGTATCGAGCAATGTTAGAAACGAAAGGCTTAAATAGAGTAGCTTTCTGGTATAGTGCTAAATTAAACAAAGAGGGCATATTAACAGCACCAGCTGATATCGATATGCAAGATTATAAATTAGCTTGGAAAGCGATACCCACACTCGATGCACAAAAAGATGCAGTCACTCATAATGTCTTGCTTAAAAATGGCATGACGAATCTGAGTAAGATACAAGGCGAGAAAGGTGAAGACTGGACAGAAATTTTAGAGGGTAGAGCTAAAGAATTATCAGCGATTAAAGAGATAGCCGACAAGTATGGCATAAATGCAAGTATGCTCATGCCTGAGTATTCTTTTGATCAGCCACTCGATGACACTGACGAGGTTGATAATAAAACATAATACATACGACTTATGAAAACTAATTTTAATACAGATACTATCGAAAGAAAAAAGGTGGATGCCGAAAACGGTGAGATAATCGGTGTAACACTCATGGAGGGTGGCGACAGAGAGGCTAAGGGTCATAACCTTTACATCAATAATGTCACACTGCAAAGCTTTGTAGATGCCACTGACTCAAAGCCTACCAAGCTCTACTACACTCATAAATTTAGCGAGGGTCTTGAGACTATCGGTGTAGTTAATGATGTGCGGATCGAGGGCGAAAAGCTCGTAGGCGACATCAGCTTACTTAATTCTTTTAAAGACAATGACCGCAAGCGGTACGACACACTTTTTGAGCTCGCCAGTGACGAAGAAAAAGCCGACTTGATCGGCATAAGTGCTGAGTTTATCAACTCACCATTTACATTAGACGAAAACGGTGAGGCTGTACCTTTTGAGGCTAGCGAAGATGATGACGAAGACATTAAGCTATATGCTTTCGCTACTGAGGTTATGGCTTTCTCTATCGTAGCTGAGCCAGCCAGTACAGATGGTCTTTTTGAGGTTAAATATGATCAAACTGAACCAAGGCCGCACGATGAAAATGACGAGCTAGACGAAGAGCAAGCCGTTATACTTTATGCTGAAAAACTAGAGACAGAATTAGACAGGCAAAGCAAAGAGATTAAGACACTAGTGGCACTATGCAAAGAGCTACAGAGTGAAGTAATAGAGCTTGGTGATAAGAACACTGTTCTTAAAACTGAGTTATCCAGTGATGCACCTTATATCGAGCCTCACTACGAATCTGAAAAGCCTACTTTACTCGATCAGTTAAACGATATTTCTGACAGCGGTGAGAGAGCCAGCTTTGTTAAAAATAATCTAAAAGCACTCTGGCAATTAAGAACGGTTGATAACCAGACCTCTAATAACAAATAACTTTATATACAAAATGGGTAACTCAATAATCACAGAAATAGTAGGCTCTCAAATTTTAGAGCGGATGACATCACAGCTGGCATCATGGTCAGCTTTTAGCACCGACTGCGGTGACGGCACAAACGAAGACGGTGGCACAGTCGTAGTCGCTGGAGTAAATGCACCAGCTACTGGCGGTCAAACTTTCGGTGGCAGTTATGCGACAAACAGTGTAAGCGATGTAGACAAGGTAAGTGTTACACTTAATCACTACTACACCTCATTTTATCTAACAGACAAAGAATTTAACTCTAGCTCAGCGAATCGCTTGGCTAATTTAGTCGGCACTAAAGCTAATGCTTTCGGTGGCTTCTTAACCAAAGAATTAAGCAAGATTGTTACTACTGCTAACTACGGTGCTGGAGTGGTTAAAACTAATGCCTCATATGATATCGCTACCATCAAAGCTCTTAAGAGTGCTCTTGATACCAAAGGTGCACCACTCGAAGACAGAGCACTCGTATTAGACAGTGCAGTACTTGGTAATGTTTTACCATCCACTATCGAGACACTGGGTAACGAAGTTTTACAAGAGGGTACGGTACGAAGAATTTACGGTGCTGATGTATATGCGACTAACTCACTCGATACTACAGCTAAATGTAATGCCTTTCTTGCTCACAAGTCAGCTATTGCTATCGCATCAAGACGACCAAGAGTGCAAGACAGCTCAAGCTTAATTGATGTGGCTAATTTTGAAATACCTAACCTAGGGCTCGATGTTCAATACAAGAGCTTTATGGACAACTTAACTAACAAGCATTATGGAATTATTGAGTGCTTGGCTGGTGTGGCTGTAGGTAATGAAGACGGCTTAGTCTGGAATAAAACTAGTGTTTAATTAAAATGGCTGATATTACTGCCAGTCAGATATACCCATCTATCAAGTATATCACCACTAATACTAAAGGCGACTTACAAGAGATTACTGGTACTGATGCCACTACAGCTAGTGGATCACTACAAGGCATTACTCTATCATCTGTTGCTACTGGTGCTAGTGCTAACGGTACTATATTTCAAATTACCCAAAATAAACCAGCAGACGAGATACTATATATTTCAGCTACTAATACAATAGGTTTAAGACTAGAAAATAGTGCTAGCCTTTATAAGCTAAATGAAAGAGCAAGCGATACCTCTGGTACACCCACTTGGACTACTGACGATAAATTAATCATCGTAACTACTGGTACTATTTCTGGCTCTGACTCTGGAGGCTCTACAGCTACTTTTAATGTCACCGCTGGTGATGTATTCGACATTGCATCTGTCAGCTCGTCTGGCAAGCCAGTCATACACGAAAACAATAATACAGCAGAGCCGACATTAGAATTATTTAACAGTGGATACGGTAGTGAATACGGTAGAATGATAGAAAGCATTTCTAACATCATCGCCACTGCTGGTACTGATGTAACTGACATCGCCACTATCGCTATCTCTGGTGCTGACTCTGATAATCTTACTGGTAGTGCATCGGTCACTTTACAAGGTGCTGATGATGCTACTGACGGTGAGTTACAAGGTAACAGTGAGTATGTACTAATCGCAAGGGGCGACCTACACAGCTTAGACTCAGACGAGACTACTGATGGTCGTAAATTATTATGGGGCTTACTAGAAAAATACAGCGATGCATATTATGCATTAGACTCAGCAAATAGACCAGAAAGCCTCACATTAAACAAAAGCAATTTTTTAACACAAACTGACGGACACAGCCTAAAACAAACTTATACAGTGACCGCATCTTATGATGTAAATGGTCTCGACTTACTAGCCGAGTAAACAAACTTTTCTCTACTCAGTCAAGAGAGCCTCACTGACTATCGGTGGGGCTCTTTTTTATGTCTGTAGATTGATTCGTAGAGTAGAGGAGTAATTTCAATATTCCTAATTCATTGTTTCAATGATTGAGTCAGCAATGACTTGACCAAAGATTGGAGGTACAGCATTCCCAATCTGAAGATTTTTCGATATCTTACTACCAAAGAATTTATAATTATCAGGAAATCCTTGTAGTCGTGCACCCTCTCTAGTGCTCAAGGCTCGGTTTTGATAGGGGTGAACACATCTTGAAGATGATGGAGTACCAAAGTTCCTAGTCATTGTGGGAGTCGGTCTATTGGGGAGAAGTCTAGCATAAGTGTTTGCAAAATACTTTTTTGGTCTAAGCCTTTCAGGTAAGTCTGTTACACAACCCCCAGCTGGGATAAGAGACAATATTTCGCGCATTTTATCTCCGTACTTTGAACTATCATGTTCAGTTAATTGAATGGCTCCAACTCGCATGACTTTTTGGTAAGAGTTTTGAGGAGAGGTGAGATATTCTGAATTACTATCATTGGCAGTTAACTCAGGGAGGTCAGATATTGCATCCATTAGAGTAACTTTTTCCTTCAGTCCAAAAAGGTCTTTTCCATAACAGTGAGTGGGTTCAGGCAAGTGCACTGGAGCCTTACATTGTTTCCACCCAATTATTATAGTTCTTTTTCTGATTTGGGGAAGACCGAAGTCAGATGCTTCAAGAATGGAAGAATTGCAATCGTAACCAAGCTCTCGTAGTTCATTAATTAGAGTTTTAAGGGCATTTCCCTGATACATGTTTTTGAATCCAGAGACATTTTCAAAGATAACATATTCAGGGCTTATTTCTTTAACTGCTCTTAGATATTCATAAAACAAACTATTTCTCGGATCTCTTTCATTTTTGGATCCGACAGTACTAAAACCCTGACAGGGTGGGCCACCTGATAGTAAATTTATATTCTGAACTGATAATTTTTCTAATTCTTCATGAAAGTTGATGTTGTGAATATCATCACAAATCATTTTCGTTTTTGAGTGATTCAATTCAAAGGTAGTAGCGAAATCCTTTTCTATTTCATTGGCTAAAAGAATTTTAAAACCTGCTTTTTCGAGACCAATACTTAGACCACCAGCACCAGAGAAAAGTTCTACAGCTGTTGGCCTACTCATAGGAACAATTCTAAGTCGATAAAGGAAGGAGTCGGGTCTAGTAATCTCCACTTGAAATAATTCTGGTCGATGGCGAATACACTTTGTCCCTCCATTTGCTGTCGAGTTACAAAATTAACATCATCCTCTTGGATATTGTCAAGCTGAACAAAAGCAACTTGTCCGTTGTAAAGATCGATGTGAATGCAAATTGAATGTCCTCCTATCTCTTCATAGACTCTACGAGCTTCTCGAACCTTATGTTCTTTGATGTCATTAATACCTTGAAACCCCGACTGAACTTCTATCCTGATTTTTTGATTATCTTTGATTATTTCTAAATCCGCCTTGGGACTTCTAGCAAAAGTTTTAATATTCTTAAGGTCATCATCTCCAATTTGACTAATTGAACTAAGTGGGATTGAGAAAATCTCTGACATTGCAGGTGTAAAAAATTCCGTAACGACATACCCTCTTAGCCAAGAAAATAATACCTGTTCAGGTCTCCGTCCTTGATTATTCAGCCTAGGTAGAAGGCCAGAATTTTTAATAGTCTCGTAAGTATGGGAAATATGTTTTTCAGCAAAATGATCAATGTCTTGTATGCGAAAATTTACATTAGTGATGTTGTTAATACGTACAATTATGTCCTTTAGCCTACGGTTAAGGTTAGCGATGTATTCGTAGTCGATTCCTACTTTAACATCTTTGGCTGAAAGAAAATTCTTTGCTGAGCTTTGGTTGGAAAACCCAAGGGATTCTCTGTATCTTTTGAAGTAATTAGCGGGGTTTTCGATCATCGTACTACTTTACCTGAATCTTGAGTCATCGGTTATTAGTTTTTTCATCATTTCTGCATTATACACCACCGCACATTATACTAGTCAATTAGATTAGAATTATTATTTGTTTCTGCTGGGTGATAACCATGCATCATGTATGGATACCCTCACAGATGCTCTAATTGATCAGCTACAAGCCGAGCTATTAACCTATGGCGAAGATGCCACCGCTGGCAATATACCTATCAAGATATTACGAGGTAATAGCCGTCAATTTCTAGAAATGAAAACAGCTGGATATTACAGCGATGAGAGCTTTGAGATAGTTACTCATAATCTAAATTATTATATAAGCAATACAGCTAATTATAAAGTAAATGAATTAATCAAAATTAATAACAAAGAATATTTAATAAAAAGTATTGAAAATTTAGACAGTAACAGCGGTGTAAAATTAATATTAGATATTTTAAAATGAATTACCCAAAAGCATTAGAATTTGAAAAAAACTTTGAGAATATTTTAGCTGGTCGAGTTAGTGAGCTTGGCTTTACACCAGCCAAAGCAAGAGAGAAAAGCGAATTTACCAGCGACACTATTGATGTGCTCTTTGAATTAGGCGAAGCCCTAGACGGTGATGATCGAATACAGACCGATAGCACCACTGAGTACTTGAGTTACACTGGTACGGCTGTGCTGATAGCTGTAACTAATCGAGCAAGACAAGAG